ACTACGAGGAGAGTAATGGCTACAAGCGAGGAACACCTAAGTCAGCTAGGACTTGTGAGGGTAAAGTTGTCGAAGTAGATGGAATTAAATACAAACTAAAAGCACTATGAGAGCTAAACTAGAATTTAAACTACCGGATGACCAATATGAGTTTGACCTATGCCGGAAGGCTGGCGAGCTGCAAGATGAATTAAATTGGATTAACACCCAAGTTAGATCATGGCGCAAGCATGGTCATAAGTTTAAGGATGCAGACGAAGCATTAGATACTATTTGGGATTCCATGGATCACTCGCTGCTGGATCATTGAGGACCAAGCAACCATCATGTTGACGATTCAAGCGTCCCGGAAGGGGCGCTTTTTTGTGCCTGGTGATCATGGCAGATTATGCTTTCAAATGTAAAACTCTACTGCCTCGAATACTGTGAATTTATGAATGTTATACATGCCTTGAATGTTATACATGCCTTGAATGTTATGAATTCAAATTTTATCGTTAGTCTTTATCTTTTGTAAGTCGTTTATCTATAATATATTCATAATATTCATAGTAATCATAGATTCATAGGGTGTATAAAATGTTCATACACGCCAATTTGATATACTGAGACTCATTCTCATTTGCTTGACTTTACAAGTATGATGTCTATACATTAGCGCCATGAATCAGAAACCAGTTAAACAATGGCAGCCTAGGGGCGGCACTAAGATGTGCAGCTTCCGGCTACCTCATGTCACAGTGTCGCAGCTTGAAGAGCTGGCGGCCAAACACGGCACGTCCAAGGTGCAGATGATCGTGGAGTCAGTTCAGCTTGTCCACGAGACGATGCTCGCTACAGATGATTAGTTGCGCTAATACTAGGATGGGGGGGTATAAGGAATCTTTTTGAAAAGAGGCCATCTTGGGTTTAGCGACTTCGTGTAAAAAAATCGAATTTTGTAAATTCAAAAAATCAATATAAGCTAGCAGACATGGCGAACAAAAAAACATTAGGCGGCCGCGCACAGAAATACGGGTGCAGCATTCCGACGATGAAAAATTGGTTGTCGGAAGGCTTCCCCGATGACGGCGGCCATGCCGATCTGGAATGGCTGAAGACTCGGACCAGACTGCCAGCCAAAACAAAGGCGCTAGTTGCAGAGCATGTGAAAGCGACGCAGCCGAAGCGGCCGAGCAAGAAGCGCAAGAAGAGCGAAGCGAAGACGGCCGAAGAGTTGCGCGACGAATACTTTGCAGAGCTGCAAACTGCGAAGGATGCATTTGATGAAGAGCGCGAAAAGATTGCGCTCAATGCTTATTTAAAAATTGATAAGCAGATCCGCGAAGCCGAGGCGCACGCAAAGAAGCTGGGACTTGATCGCGGCGAGATGTTATCACGCGACGAAGTCTGTCGAATTGTTCGCGCGTCAACTTATGCTGGCAATGCATGCATTGAAGGCACACTTGAGCAGATCAGCGAGAAAGTGTCTGCCATGGAAACACCGGAGCAAGTTTACAATTTTCTGAAGCCGATCATTCTTGGCGGGCGATTGTTCGCTGGATTCTCAAAAGTTGCCAAGACGCCAGGCGAGGTAAACTTGCCAGAATGGCTTTGCGACATCTGGCAGACAAGCGCCGACGATTATTTGAAAGGCGTAAAGCTAAAATGAATCTGCTTGAACTAGAAACACAAGATCCGGTCTCATGGTGCGAAAATAACATCACTCTAGATTATGGCGCATTTGATCGCGAAAACCATCCGTTGATGGTTGAGCCGATCACGGCTGCTGCTAAGATACGCGGCGGCACGGTCGGCTTGATTGGATCGGTGCAGCACATTAAGACATTGACCGCGCAGTTGCTACATCTTTACAAGGCAGCCACCGCACCATGCCGGGCGGCTCATTATGATTTGACCAAAGAAGCCATCGCCGAGTTTAGCGATGACAAGTTTACACCCTTGATTGACAATACGGATGCCGTGACTCGATTGATTCCGGAGCAAGGCTACAGGCGCGGCAAGTTTTACACTGGCATGCCATATGGATTCATTCGTTTATTGTCGGCCCGTATCTTAGCAAATCGAAATTCAAAAACATTAAAGTTTGTCTCGATGGATGAATCGTGGGCATATGAAGACGGCGAGGGATGGATCGAGCAGGTGCATGACCGCCAGGCATCTTATCCATGGAGCTGGTCCATGTTTTTACCATCATCGGGGCAGACCGAAGGCAGCGAGCTGGATGTCATGTGGAAAAAGTCTACTCAAAAGGTCTGGCATATTAAGTGCGACTGCTGTGGCGAGATGATTCCTTATGTCTGGTCATTGGAAACAAAAGACGGCCAAGTGCCGCGCGGCGGCATGCGATGGGGCAAGCATGACGAGATTTGCAACGATGACGGCACAATCAACAAAGACAAATTGACCAAGTCTATATATTATGAGTGCCAGCTTTGCCATGGGCAGATGCCATGGAGCGCAGGGCATGTAGCAAGGCGCAACAAGGACGGCGCATATATACAGACCAATAAGGATGGCGATCCGAAAATCGACTTTTACAATTACAATGCAATCTCGCATTTTCCATGGCCCGATCTTGTGATGCTATGGAAAGACGCATGCTCGGAGCGGCAGCGCGGCTCATTGACTGGCATAGAGAATTTCATACGCAAGCGACTTGCCGAGCCATGGGATGAAAAGAAATATGTCTCGACTGATAAGATCCCGGAAGCATCTGGTGGCTACAATCGCGGCGACGCATGGGAAGATGCTAAGTTTTTATTTTGCACGGTTGACGTGCAGCAAGATCACTACTACTGGCGCATTCGAGCATGGGGCATGGTTGACGGCAAGCTTGAGACTCGCGGCATTGATTGGGGCAAGGCAATGTCAACTGGCGAGATTAAAGACGTTTGCGACAATTGGAACATTCCGCAGGGCGGCTTAGATTCAAATATCGGCTGCCGCGTTTTTCTCGATGGCAATTATAATACCTCACAAGTGCGGCGCATCTGCTCTGAAAATGGCTGGATGATGATGCGCGGCGATGACAAAAAGCAATTCAGGCACAAGGATGGATTGTATCGCATGTACTCTCCGATTCAATATGTTGACGCATGGGAAGGCACTGGATCAAACAATCAGCGATATGTCGGCCAGTTCTGGTTTTCTAAACTTGAAAGCAAAAATGCCTTAGCACTTGTTCGATCTATTCGCAATCCAGAGCCAGCTTGGACACATGAAGATGACGCCGGGCCAGTATATGAGAAGCAGATTAATGCTTGGGCGCGGATTGTTAGGCAGCGCAAGACGGATGGATCAGAGTTTTACGACTGGATCAACCGATCACCGCATGATGATCACTTATATGACTGCGAAGCAATGCAGATTGTCTGCGCGTCAATGGCTGGACTTGTTGGCGTGACGAATAGCGGGGAAAGTGCAGATATTGACAAATAGCAAAAAAATGTTTTCTTAGTCTTAATAAATGCGCGATCTATTATTTGTTATATGGCTTAAGGCCGGTAAAGACGTATCCAAAGTCATTGAACTGGTGGAGGCGCTTGTCGTGTCTCAATTCGAGACAGTGTCTGAGGGCGGCGCTCGCATGGTCCAAGCAACCGTGGCTGGCAAGACGTTTCAATATGAACTTCCAGAGAAATGGAGCGTGACAGATTTTATATCAACGCTGCGCATGGTATATAAGCAACTATTGACTGGCGGCGCATCTGGCGGCGAAATGACAGAGGCCGAGATCAATGCTTACATTTTAGACACGACCGAGCAGGTCACAAACGTAACAAAGGCACGATTCGCGCACAGTGCCGGAGGCAGATACTAATATGGCAGTAAGCTCAATCAACCTATTTCCCAAAAAGATCAAAGATGGCTTCAGATCTTTCTGGAGTCGTGGCGGCACAAATGAATTCTACCCGGGCGGCGCAGACGATCAGCGCCGATTTGGACGCGGCAAGCTTGCGCGCGACATTGCCGAGATCATGAAAGAGAATCGCCACCGCATGCTGCTCGGTGATTCTCGCTATATTTATCAAGCATTTTCTACGGTTAGCGGCGCAGTGAATCAGAAAGCCAATTATGTATTTGGCAACTCATGGCAACTTAAGAGCCATTCAAGCGATAAAGAATTTGCCAAGGCCGTTGAAGAAGACTTCAAGAAGATTGACCGCATGCTTGATACGCGCGGCCGTGGTTTCTCATTCCGCAACAATGTATGGCTGGCATCAAAGACTATTGACACAGATGGCGACTTTTTAATCTTGCTTACAGAAGACGAAGAAAGCGGCTTCCCTAAGTTGCAGTTTATTGAGTCGCATCGTCTTGGAAACTTTGAAGAAGAGTTAAATCAAGATAACTTGATTAAAGATGGACCATTTAAGGGCCGTCGCATCTTTGCCGGCGTCATCGTTGATTCATTAATGCAGCCGGTCGCATATCGCATCAAGGACGAATCGCGATCACGTGGCTATCAAGACGTGCCAGCAAATGGAGTTATTCATGTTGCAAATATTGAATGGTTCTCGCAAACACGTGGACAGCCGACAATTGCAGCAGGCATCCTGGATTGGTACGACTTAAGCGAAACGCGCGACTCTGAAAAGATCAGCCAGAAAGTATCAAGCGCATTGTCATTGATTGAGTCAAACGAGACTGGCACAATGGACAGCGGCAACATGATTGTTAACCCTAATGCTGGCAGCGATGGGCGCTTGCAGACACAGCTCTTTGATTCTGGATTAATTCGCTACATAAAAAACGGCGGAAGCTTGCAAGCGCATACAAGCGCAAGACCATCAGATCAGTGGCTAAACTTTACCAAGATGATCGAGTCATCCGCATTCTATGCTCTCGGATGGCGTCGTGAAATGCTTGACTCTTCTGCAATTGGCGGCGCTGGTGTGCGTGCCGTCGTCAGTGACGTAAACAAGTCAATCCAGGCGCGTTGCGAAATGATCAAGGCAGCATGGCATCGCGCTGCGCTTTACGTCATTGCTAAACGTGCAAAGCAAGGCGTTTATGACCTGCCAGATGATTGGTATAAAGTATCATTCACAAAGCCACCACAATTTACAGTCGATGAGGGCCGAGTGCGTGCCGCAGACCTTAGCGACTTGCGCGCAGGTCTATTGACCGAAGATGCAATTGTTGAAGCACGTGGCGGCGATTATGAGACAGTATTGCGAACACGCGCGGCAAACATTAAATTGAAGCAGGAAATTGCAGCAGAATTTGACATAGATCCGATCCAGCTTGGCACTATTGCACAGCCTGGTGATCCGGACATTCTAACTACCACAGAAACCAATATCGAAAATGACAGAGAAACCACAGAATAACTGGTTCGCAATGGAAGCAACGAAAGACGTAGCAGCGTCTGCCGATGTTTACATTTACGACGAGATCGGCGGCTATGAAGTAAACGCGCAATCGTTTATGGATGAGCTGGATGCACTAGGCGAAATTGAAACAATCAATCTTCGCATTAATTCGCCAGGCGGCTCAATCGTCGAGGGCAATGTGATCTATAATACACTGAAGCGCCACAGCGCAAAAGTTGTTACACATATTGACGGCATCGCAGCAAGCATGGCATCTGTCATTGCAATGGCTGGCGATGAAATCCACATGGCATCAAATGCTTTCCTAATGATCCATAACCCTTGGACCGTATCAGTTGGAGATAGCGACAAACTACGCAAAGATGCCGACTTGATGGATAAGATGAAACTTAACATCATTAACGCATACAGCCGCAGCGGATATAGCACAGAAGAGCTTGAGCAACTAATGGACGCCGAAACATGGCTGACAGCAGACGAAGCACTTAAAGCCGAGTTTATCGACGAGATCGAAGGCGGCCTTGAGGCAGCGGCATCTATCGGCGACATGAATGCAGCACTTGAAAAGATCGACAAAACATTGCCGGTTGACAAGATCGTTGCAAGCATCGCGGCAAAGCATAAGAGCGAAGTCGAAGAAATTCGCGCATCTTTTGAAGCAGAGGCCAAAGAGCTTAATGCTGAGATTGCATCTAATGTTGACCAGCTTGCAAAAAATGCCGTGCAGATTGCAGAGTTTGAAGCTAAAGAAACAGCTTTGACCGAGCAGATTGACACAATCGTTGCAAAGCATGAAGTTGAATTGGGCGAGGCACGCAGTGCTGGCGCTGATTTGATTGCAGCTAAAGCGGCGGAGATCATGATGCAAAATACAGTTACACCAGTATCGTCTGACAATGAAAACGTGGTAAACATGTTTGCAAGCACCGACGAATACTGGAACGAATACAATCGCCAAGAGCCAGGCAAAAAGAACGCATGGCATCTTGCTAACAAATCTCGACTTCCTAAATAACCCTTAACACCTAAAAACTAAAAAATATGGCTACAAATACAATCGCCGGAGCTAATCTGGCAGAAATCGCGCAGGAGTCACTTCCTGCTCTTACATCACTACTGCAACCTTTATCTGCACTTGTTACTGACTTTTCCAGTGAAGTGTCGAGCGAGGGCGCAAGCGTAACTACACGCTACCCAACCAAGCCAACAGCAGTTGACTTGTCGAGCGGCTACACTTCGCAAAATACTGCGATGACAGCCAAGACCGTTACTCTCGATACTTTCTACGGATTCGTTTACGGATTCAAGGATGTTGAGCGTTCAAAATCCAGCATCCGTCTAAACGACCTTTTCCTTGAGCCTGCACTGAATGCAATCGGCGACAAGATCTTCGGCGATGTCTGGAATCTTATCACTGCGGCAAACTTCGCAACAAGCACCACAATCACAGCGGCCAACTTTGACCGCGATGATTTGATTGACTTGGGCGCAACTTTGACTGCAACTAAGGGCGCACCAAAAACTGGTCGTGGCGTATTCATGAATCCAACCTATTACGGTTCGATCTTGAAGACTCTTAACGATGCAGAAATGCCCGGCATCATCAGCGAAAAGACAGAAGGCGTTGCACCACGTGTAAACAAATTCGACCTTTTCGAGTCTGATCAAGCCGACGCAAACAGCGAAAACCTTGCAGCATTCGCATTCCACCGCTCTTCTCTCCTTTTCGCTGGCCGTCGTGTTGACTCCGAAGGCTTTGTTGAAAATGGCGGCGAGATCGTTGACATCGAAGTTCCAGGCCTTGGTATTCCTCTCCAATGGCGTCGTTGGTACGACAAGAACGCTGGCGAGCTTAAGTATTCCCTTGGACTTCTCTACGGAGTTGCACAAGGTCAAGACTTCGGCGTCCGCGTTACATCTGCCTAACAATTAATCTGAGCGGCTCGATTAGTCGGGCCGCTCTTTTTAACCCTTTTAATTTTATGTTTAAACCATCCGTAACAATTCACAAAGACGCCAGCGGGAAGCTTTCCGTGTTGGCATGCTCCGAAGACTCTGACGTCTGCGTAACAGCTTACACAGACTGCGCTGAGGCTGGGGAAATCGTTTATATTCGCAAAGGGTCAGTCGATAAGCGGAAGAAGATACAAGGTCCAATCGTTACCACCAAAAAAGCCGCAAAGAAGACCGCGAAAAAGTCTGTTAAGTAATTAACAAACTTTAGCAACAAATGAGCGCCGCGATCTTTCCGGTCGTGGCGCTTTTATTTTATATGAGTGTATTTGACAAGTTTATCGAGCGATCAATCGAAAAGACGGCTTCCATCATTGGCGAGTCTTTCATCGTTGGCGGGCTGACTATATCCGGCATCATGGAAGAGCTGGAAATGGACGTTGCCAATGAGATATATGGCGACACGGAGACGGCAACGGCCGAGATCGTGTTTGCGTCGGCAGTGCTGCCAGATCAGACATACACTGGCATGAAGATCAAACGACTTGCAGACGGCGCACGATATAAAGTGCTGTCTTTCAATTCAAGCACCGAACATTATACATTCCGCGTAAAGCGACTAGGAAAACAAAGCCTTGGCACGTAAAAACACAATCAAGATTGATGACGCTGTCTTTCAATCAAAAATGCGCAAGCTTGCCAAGCGATATAAGGTTGACGAATACGACTTTATAAAAGAGCAGGGCGCATTGTATGCACGCGACATGGCAAAGGCTGCACCGCCCTTTGCTGACGGCGTGATTAATTTTAAAAAGCAATCTATCGGATCAAGCAAAGATAAGAAGCAGGGCGAGTTTGCGATGTGGAATGACTTGCAAAAGATATTCGTCGTGCAAGAAGATCCGCAAGTGATCCAGTGGGCAGTTGCTACATTTGGGCGCGGCCCGATCTATAAGGGCAGAAAGAAAACAGGCAAGGGCGTTGCGCTGACAATGTCTGAAATCAAGCGCTGGCATCGCCGCAATATGATGCCATCGAGCGGCCGAGCGCGGGCGCTTAAATACGATCAGCGATTGTGGGTCTCTGAAAAGATCCTATTACAATATTTCAAAAAAGAAAAAACCAAAGTTGGCACAGCTAAAGCGGCACTTGCCGAGGCGATGGTGCGGATTAATCCAAAGCAGCGCGTTCCGGCATGGATCAAGCGCAACATGAGTCGCGCAGATGGCAAGGGCCGTGTATTACGATCAAGCAAAGGGCCAAGGGCAATCATTCGCGCAAGTGCTTATGGATTGCGCAGCATTGCCAGCAAGATCGGCTTTTTGCAACGCTTTCGAGTCAAAGCAATGGAAAAGCGCATGATCAATCTAGTGCGTGCAAACGCTAAAAAATCGGGTCTAAAAGTAAAATTATCTTAATATGGCAGCAAATACAGAAGAGCAAGTTTTTAACTTTGAAGGCAATCTGGAATCGGCATGGCGTCAATTCTTTGCCAGCAAGGTCATTGAATTGAAGGATGCAAGCAATCCGCAGACATTGCCAGACGACTTCGTGGCCGTCATGGTCGAGGTCGGCGCAGCAACTGGCAAGGCAATACACAAGCCAGACGGCAGCTCGGAATATAGCCAATATGAATTCAAGGTTGAATTTACAATCCGCACAGAGCGAGACAATGAATCGAGCCAAAATGCCGACATTGCCACCAGGCATCAAGAATTGGTCGCAATGTGCCGACGTTGGCTGAGTGTCGGCAACGCACGCGGATCGCTTGACTCATATCTTACACTTTACGAAATCAACACATTGACGCCGTCAGCGTCTAATCGCACAGCATCTGATGATGACTATGACGAGACAGTGCTGGAATACTCCGGCGCGTTCGACATCTTGACAAATGCCTTTCCTTCGTCTTAATATAACAAAAATAACTAGAATAATACCATGGCACTTCCATATAACTCCGTAGCAAATCAGCCGCAAGGCTTTACCGACGTGACAATCACTTTGATTGATTATGTCGTCAACTCTATCTCCAATGCGACAGCAACTGAAAATCGCATCATTAGCCGCACCGACAGCAATGGCGACCGGTCTGACTTTATGATCCGCAAAGGCAGCGATCAAGTGATCGTTGAATTTGAGTTGCAAAAAGAAGCAACCACCACAATCAATCCAGCAGACGGCACTGAATTCACATATGACTATGATCAAAGCGGCACTGCTTCGACATTGGTTGTTGTTGATACAAGCGTAAATCGCAGCGTTGAAGACATGACCACGATCAGCATGCGTGCAGTGCTTAAAACTTACCAAGCATAATGGAAGTTAAACTTTTAGTTGATAAGTCAATACGCGGCGAGCCAGCCTTTGCTGGTGACGTCGTTGAAGTTGGCGAGCTGGTCGGCCAATGGCTGATAGATGAAGGCTTCGCTGAATCTATAACCATTGAAGAAATCGACGATTAACTTCTCATAGTGTGTTGTTGTGTTGATAGCCTCACCTGCCCATCGCGGGTGGGGCTTTTTTACAAATGAGCTTTTATAATCAATATCAAGCAAAGCGGCAGGAAATTGAGCAATCAAGGCTCAATGCTTTTTCCAGTGTCGGCTTGGCATCGCGCATCGGTCCTTACATTGTAAGATCTTTGACCGCTCGCGCATGGATTGATTTACGAGTTGTCAAAAATGGCATCTTGTCTGGCAAGATTTCAGAGTTTGCAATCTGTCAATATATATTCCGCAATCATGTAAACTATCCGTTGAGTAACTGGCAGAAGTTTAAGATTGAGCGCAAGATCGCAAAAGTATTTCGCACCGGGCAAGACGCGGATCAATTTGCGGAAGATATAAACAATCATTTAAACTCGGCATTCTATGAGATGCCAGAATCCGCAAGCAATCGGACCACGACATCTTTTAAGCTGCCAGAAGTTGAGGGCATTGTCGGCGCAATTGATGAGTTGGCAGCCAGGTATGGGCAGCATCCAGATGACATCGCGGATATGCCGATGACTAAGATATTCGCACTGCAAAAAGCGGGCCGACTTTCGACCATTCCTAACTATAAAATTTTAGAGCCTAAAGTGCTGCGCGATTTAAAGAGCGAAGCACTCAAAGCAAAACGAGAAGCAAAAGAAAATGGCTAAAGCAGACATCCAGGCAGATATAGATTTAGATTCAAGCGGCTTTCGTAAGGGTCTGCAAAAATCAAAGGCAAGCGTCAAAAACTTCGCAAGGTCTATTACTAGCGGATTATTGCCAGCTTTAGGTGCTGCTGGTGCGGCTGGTGCTTTTATTAAGTTTGGTAAAAGCGCAATTGATTCTGCGTCTCAAATTACGCAGCTTTCAAAAGTTTCTGGCGTTGGTGTAGAGGATTTTCAGAAGTTTGCCGAGGCAGCCAAGACAGTAAACATTGAACAGGAAAAGCTCGCTGATATTTTTAAAGATACAAGCGATAAGATGGGCGACTTTTTGCAAGTTGGTTCCGGTCCAATGGTAGACTTTTTTGAGAAAATCGCGCCGAAAGTTGGAGCGACTAAGGAGGAATTTATTGGATTAAGTGGACCAGAAGCACTGCAAAGATATTTTGATTATTTAAAAAAGGCTAATTTGCCGCATCAAGATATGGTATTTTACATGGAAGCAATTGCATCTGATGCAACGATGCTTATTCCATTGCTTGAAGATGGAGGCGAAGCATTTAGGACTCTTGGCGACGGCGCTGCCGAGGCTGGGCGCATCATGGATGAAGAGACCATTGCGGCACTTACTGAAGCAAAAAACAATATAGAAAGATTTGAACAACGCGTAACAATATTTGCCGGTAATATCATTGGTGCAATTATGCCAGCAAGGGATGCAATCAAAGAGTTGGCAAAGGAGCAACTTATTGCAGAAGGTAAAATCAGGAAAATAGGCAGAAGAAAATCCACACAAGAAACACTTAAAGAAAACCGACTAATTGAAGAGCGCAAAAAATTGTTGGAAAAAGAAGCTGAAGACAAAAAAAAGGCAGCAGACGAAGCAGCGAAAGCCGCTGCAGCCTTAGCTTTAAAGGAAAGAGAAGCAGAAGAAGAAAGAAAAAGATTGGCAAAACAAAAACGAGAAGAAGAAAGAAGGGCATCAAAAGCAGCGCGTGAATTAGCAAAAGCAGAACGTGAGGCAGAAGAAAAGGCTAAGGATGCAGAAAGAGCAGCGGAAGAAGCAAAAGAAAAAGCAGCAGCAAAAAGAATATCAGATGCAAAATTAAAGCTTTTAAAAGCAGAAGCAGCACAAGATGATGCATTGACGCACGAAATGAGAAATCAACTTGAGCTTGAGCAATCAATCCAAGAAATCATGCAATCAACTAACCTTGATCGTGCGCAAGCAGTTAAACTTGCAAAGGATTTAGCAAAAGCAAGCGCAGGTGCAGATGTAAATCAGTCTGGCTATGTAACGCCAAGAGAACAAAGGGCGGCCGAGCGCAAACAGCGCAAAGCAGATCAGGAAAGGCGGAGAAGGGAGCGCCAAGAGCGTTCTGCGGAAGTTGGCGCAGGTGGAAGAAAGCGCAAACAAGATATACAAGACAGATTCTCTCTGCGTGAAAAGGAAAGCGGCTATGGTCCTGGCGCGACAAAGCCATCGGCAGGTGGCGTTACGGCATCAGACAAGCAAGACATGTCAAAGAAACCAGACGTGGCTGAATTAAAGGAACATACAAAACTTTTAACATCTATTGAGGAGGAGATCAAAAGAAATCCATAATGAGTTTACCATATACAAGCGGCGATTTTACAAAGCCAAGAGCAGGCACTGAAAGCTGGGTGGAATATCCATTCATTGAACAAGGCGACAATGCGACAAAAGTATACCATCTTGTCTGCGTGGTCAATGAGGCAAACTATACGCCGATTTCATTAGATACTACAATGGCAAGCGTAGGAAATGCAGACGTTATTGATTTGCCATTTACAGCAGATGCCAATGCATATTTTGTCGGCGATTTTGGCAAAACAAAAATTGAGGGTGGCCTAGTAAAATTTGACAGGCAGTTTGCTAATATTCCACAGCCAACAGTTGATCCTGCTGGATCGGAAATTTTCACATTTCCGGGGCTGCCATACACTGCTGGCACTGGCACTGTAATTGATATAAACAGCATAAGTTTGTCAAATAATGTGCTGACCCTAAATCTAGCATCTCCGCATGGAATGGTAAATGGCGACAATTTTAGATATTACTTTAGAGGTACAATAACGCTATACGGATTTATTTCTACGAACTTTTTTTATGGTAATGGTGTTTGCTTAACTGGCACGACTGGCAGCACAATAAAAATTCGTACTTATTTACCATCAAATTTTGTTTTTGAAAATGGGCGAATTTATCCATTTTCAAGCAGAGGACGCAAGCAAGTTTCCCGCAAATCATCTACGCAATTTGAATATGATTATTTCCTTCCCGGCATAACCGTAGGAATTACAGAGGCTCAAGATATATCTTTACCGCAACGATTTGAAGCTTACCAATATTCTGTAGGAAATACAGTTGAAACATTAAGTGTATCAACAACTCCAACATCAGTTGAATATAATGCAATTGTTGATAGTGATGGATTCTTGGTTCTAGATTCTGGCATTGACCGATGGAAAGGGAACATCGTCCGCAGAATCGTCAAATCAATTCGGGCAATTTAAGATTATGGCAAATATTGAAAAAGTCACAGAAGGTTCGCTTGCTAAAAACAACAAGCTTAATGAAGTCATTGAGAAATTAAATCCTTTGCTCAATATTGAAGTAAACCAAGTAGAAGAAGATGCACCATTGGAAATTGAGTATTCAGACAACAATGTTGTTTTACGCGTTCCAGCTAGTGCGACAGAAGGCGGCGGCCTGCCAGAAGGCTTTGCCGAGGAAACGCTAGATGTTGTTAATAATGACAATACGGCTGGAAAACGTGTATTTTTAACTAAGGCGGTATAATGGCTATTTTAAGAGCAGGCCCTTGGGGCAATTTAAATGATTTACACAAAGATGAGCCAGCTATCATTGATGAGAATACGGATATTTATCCAGTAAACTGTGCGCTAGGGGACTGGCCAAATCAGACGTGGGCTTGCGTTGCTGAAACTGTTGCTTGGAACTGGGAAGGCCCAAACTACATATTCTCTAAGGTAGGTCTTGGTGAAGAAGTTTCAAGGTCAACTGTTCCCGCGTTGCAACGTTACACTCCAGTAGTTACTTTTAAGTTTTGTTATCAAGCAACCGATGAGTTCAATATAAACCTTAACTGGAGCTTTACGGGAAGTTTTAATGAAGAGCCCAATTCGAATTTGTCCTGGTCATATAGCACCATTGACGGGGATCAAGATTCGTACTTGAATACTCCAGCCGATAGCGGAACTGAAATCATTGTGTTGCCAAAAGCTACACTAGGGATTGTCACTGCCTATGTTCAGGGATACGGCACTGATGTAGATCCATTAACCTTAACGGCCTCGCTTTCAAAGCCAGCATAATGACAGCAAAAAGATTTTTTCATTTAGCAAATGGCTATGTAATTCCACTGATCCCTAAGTGCGGCTTATCATCAACTTTGAGTATTGAATTTTTATAGCACCTAACCCTTTATGATATAACCAAATTTAAAAAATATGAGCATAAATTTATACGTAAATACAGAGCCGCAAAGCATCGCCAAAGCAATCGTGCAAGGCACGACGCAACCACAAGCGCCGATCCCAGTGCGCGAATTTGTGCAGGGCGCAGAGCAAACAATCAATTTATATTTAATTGATCCAGATGGCAGCTATGATAGCCGGAGCGGCACTGGCGGCGTCGGCGTCAAAGTTTCCATTGCAGCGCGCAATGCACAGCCGACGCAAGGCACATTCACGCTGACGGACGGCACTGCGACAACTAGCGCGATTGCTTACAATGCCAGCGCTGCGACCGTAGAGGCGGCGTTGAATGCGCTTAATAGCAACACCGGACCAAGTGGCGATCTAGTTGACGTTGTCAAAAAGGGCGATGGTTGCTATATTGTCACATATCGCACCGTTGGCGCAGTTGCTACGCTTTCAGGGACGAGCGTGGACCTTTCACCAGAGTCTTCTATCGTGGGCGCGGAATCAATCGCAGGTGACGCAACCACACGCGAGCAACAAGTCATCGAGCTGACAGCGCAGCCATTAATTTTCCAAGATACATGGACGCAAATTACCAACGGATGGAGTGCAACACTTAGCGCAAACAATACGCGCATTGTGCAGGCACTAGGCGGCGCTGATAGCATACAAGCATATATTGAGGTAAAGATTGATGACGTCGTGCTTGCACAGCAAGATGTGACGATTTACGCAAGCGCAAGCAATGTATTCGCGGCGGCCGCTGCGCAAGTGCCGTCTGCTTTGACAACGTCTGACATTGGCGTCTCGGTTCAGCCGTATCAAGTTTATCCACCAGGCTGGGCGCAATACGAAGATAGCGTTTATACATCAAGCAACAAGCTGTCTGTCACGGCAGGCACGCGAACAATGGTAACAATTGACGGATTGGGCGCAAATACCAATAAGACATATCTGCCAAGCGGCGTGTCTGACTTCTGGGATGCAACAAACAGCGAGATCACGCCAGAGAATATCGGCGACAGTTATGACGTGCGCTTTGACTTTGTCGCAGATCCAGGGCAGACCACTGAGTCAGTCTTGGTCGAATTAGACATTGGCGACGGAAATCCAAGCATTGTTATTGTATCGACCAATGCGGCATTTCCGGAGTCACAAGCGCAACCTATGAGTGTAAACTTTTCAATCTTTTCATTAGCAACATTCGTCTCTAATGGCGGCAAGATCTATGTTACTCCAACGTCAAATTTTGACTTTTGGGACTTCTCAGTCTTTATCAAGCGCGACTTCTCTCCATCTGCGTAATATTGACAAATTCACAAAAAAACTATAACTAATTACCTACTATGGCACAAACTTATAATCTTACAAGCAACTCTTCAACTGGCGCATTGCCAATTAAGGGAAAATTAAACGTTGGCGCATTCGGCACATTTGACGGCGGCAGCTTGGCATTCGAGTTATCTTATGATAACGGCACTACTTGGTTCGCTGCAACTAATGCACTTGGCGATCCTGCGACAATCACTGCAAACGGCGCGTTAAACATCGAGGTTGGCAGTGCTGACCTTCGCTTGACTCTATCGGGCGCGACATCGCCAGACATTGATATTGTTGTCACAGGCGTTCTTAAAACTTCAAAACTCAGCTAAATGCTAGACTCCAATCAAGTGCAACCGGTGATATCCTCGGTCGTGACTCCGGTTGCGCTTGAGGGTTTCAAGACTCCATTACTTAACGAATACGGCGGCGCAGCAGCAGCGTATAGCTTGCGGCGACTAAAGAGCTGGGACGATGGGAAGCGCGTCGTCCGAGTGCGACGTGCAAGCGATAATTCCGAGAAGGACTTTACTGCTGCTGAGGTTGCTGATGGGACGCTGGTGAATTGGGTGGGTGCTGGTAACGACGGCTTTGTCAGCACTTGGTACGACCAGAGCGGCAACGCCAACGACGCGGTGCAGGCAACGACAACTTCACAGCCTAAGATTGTTGATGGTGGTGTGCTTGTGACTGGTGGGATTGACTTTGATGGGGTTGATGACGGTTTGTTTACTGTTAGCAATTTGACCGACACGCTTCAATCCGCAACTTTCTTTGCTGTCACCAAAGAAGATACTACTAGCGGGGCAGCAGCTATGGTTAGAATTAGACCAAACGGAGCCCCAGGCACATTGGATGGATTTTCTTGGGAGAAAGTCACTGACGATACTTACGGCCCAAATACGCTTATTGAGGGTGCTAATGGGGCAGTGTCAGCGACTATAGCGGGGCAAGGAACTCGCAATACATCCAAGAACCTCAACACTTTAATTTACCAACAATCACAAATATTAGCCTACGAGAACGGAGCGTTAGATGCGACACTCAATACTGTCCGTTCTGGCTCTGTTCCAGTCGGAGACGTAACACTAGTTGATCAACTTTGGCTTGGGCAAAACTTTGATGACAATGCTCGTCCATTTAACGGAACAATGTCTGAGGTTATTATTTATTTTACCGACCAGTCAGCCAACCGTGCAGCCATCGAAAACAACATTAACAATCAATATGACATTTACTAATGTATCTAATTCTATCCAATCCATCTGTTGAATACGGCCAAGCAATCAGCCATGAGTTGTGGATGCTTGCAAGGCCGCGCGGCATTAGCGACGGCGAAACATCGCAATTTTATTGCGGCGTAATGTCACATCCAGACGGCACGCAAGTTGCCATCGGACCGATTGACAGCGATCAGCTAGTTCCGGTGCATGCGCAAGCAGACGTGCCGGCATTTGTCGCTCTAATATCAGAAGGCGTGACAGCAGAAGAAGCGACAGCCATTGAATCGGCCATCACGGCAGCCAAGGGCGGCGGGGTGAATATTTTACAACTTGTCGAATCATCGCCAAGTCTTTCACCTAATTTAATAACTCGCGAACAAATGGAAGCCACAGGATGGTTTCCGACCGACGAAGTATAATGGATTTACAAAACATTGCAGAGCTTATCTCGCTTGGCTTAACATTTCCAACAGTCATTTTAGCATTTGCAGTTGTTTATATGTGGCTGCCATCAGCACGTAAGGCATGGCTAAATACAGGCAAGACCGGGCAAGACTGGTTCGTAATGGGTGTGGCTATTGGCTTTATCGGCGCAGCACTTGATAACATTTATTGGTTCATGCCTTGGACGGCGGCATTCATTGGTGATCCTGCATTTCAAACTCTCACCAATACTGGCGTGTTTTTTAATATATTCTTTCGCCAAGGATTGGGGATTATTGCCGCATATTGCCATTTAAAAGCCGCAGAGGTTTCTTCAACCAAGCCGCTTAAGATTGTAAACACATTGTTGATTGCATCGCATCTTGTCGGATTTGGATACGCGATGCTACTTATTTTAGCGTATTAATATAATATGGATGTCGGTCATTTAGTCACGATTGTACTGGCAGCCGGTGGCGCTTTAACTGGCGCAATCGGCATTATGTACAAAACAATCATGCAGCTAAACAAGGACCAATCAGATATTAGGGAGCAACTTGGAGAAATGAAAGGCAAGCAAAGCGGCATCGAGTCGTTGTCGACCGAAGTATTACAAACAGTGCATAACGCATTAAACAAAAAGGAGAAATAAAAATGAAAACACTATTATTACTAATCACTGCATTGCTTCTATCTGGTTGCGCGACAGAACGCGGCGTAGCTGTTTATGGCTGGAAGTCGAACGTTACAATTTCAATGCAAGGCGATGCCACACAAGAGGCATCGGTTAGCGCAACAACAGATGCACAAGCAAGCGTGACTCCATGAGTAAATTCATCAATCAGATTGATGCGCGTGTGTCTAAAAAAACAATTGATGGGAAATTCACACGCGTTGTTATTTTAGATCGTGCATTATTCTATGAATCAGATTTGATTGGTAACGTTGAAGTGCCGGTGGGATTTGTAAGCGATGGCGCAAGCGTGCCGCGCATGCTATGGAATATATACCCGCCATTTGGCGAATACCTGGAAGCGGCCGTTGTGCATGATTTGTTTTGCGTACTTGGACACAAGGGCGAATCGCCAATTGATTTTAAGATGGCAGCCAAAGTATTTAAAGAAGCAATGGCAGTTTGCGGCGTTTCAAGATGGAAGCGCCAAAAGATGTATCTTGCGGTGCGATGGTTCGGGCCAAAGTTTTCTGCAAAAAAAGCATCTTAATGTATTGACAAGCGAGGCGTAGTTGCTAAATTACGCCATAACGCCAACCATTGCCCCACAGCCTGCCGAGAAATCGGCGGGTTTTTAGGGTGTAACATATCAATTAATTATGACAGATTTATCAAAGGTCTTGCCGACCAAATCGGCTACAGTTGAGGCAATAGAATCCTATTGGAAGCAACGCGGCACAAGCGAGAAGCCGCGCACGTATCTGGGAGCATCAAGCATCGGCGTTGAGTGCAGTCGGCAATTGTGGTATAACTTCCGGCATTGTAGCACATCCCAATTTGACGGCAGACTTTATCGGCTATTCAATCGCGGCCATCGCGAAGAAGCGACATTCGTTGAAGAGTTGCGCGGCATCGGGTGCGAAGTCCATGAGTTTGACAACGATGGCAACCAATTTGAAGTCATCGCATGTGACGGTCATTTTAAAGGCCATACTGACGGCGCTGCGCTTGGCGTGCCGGAAGCTCCGAAAACTTGGCACTTGCTTGAAATGAAGACAGCAAGCGCAAAGTCATTTGCCAAAACAAAGCGCGACGGCGTCGAAAAAGACAAGCCGCAGCATTACGCGCAGATGCAAGTTTACATGCACTTAACAGGCTTGAAGCGTGCTTTGTATATGGTGGTCAATAAAGACAACGACGAGCTTTACACAGAGCGACTCAAGCACGATAGCAAGCGCGCGCAGTCTTACATTGACAAGGCGCAGATGATCATTGACGCATCGACGCCACCAGAGCGAATCAGCGACAAGCCAGACTCATGGGCATGTAAATTCTGCGATGCTAAAGAGCTTTGCCATGGCACAAGCGAAGACATCGCCGTGCCAGTGCCATCGCTATCTTGCCGCAATTGTGTCTATTCTACGGCGTCACAAGATGGCAAGTGGATATGTGACAAGACTGGCAGCGAAGCAAAGGCAGTTTGCAGCAATCATTTGTTTATTCCGGCGCTTGTCGGATTTGCCGAGCCGACTGACAGCCTGGAAAACAAAGACGGCAGCGCAGTCATCGAGTTTACAAGTGACGACGGCACTGTCTGGCATCATGGTAATGATCGCGATGCCGGGCAATTTAGCAGTCATGACTTGATGACGTTGCCGCGCAACCTGGTGACGTTGCCAAATGCTAAGAAAAAAGAAGCATTGCACAATTTGGAAGCGAGATATTCAACTGCGCTTGATAACGTTGAAAGCATCTGGCGAGGTCCAGTTGACAATGTGCGCGATGAATTTGAGAAGCGTTACAATGTGCCAATGAGCAATCCAGACGCGACACAAGATGGCGATGGCTGGACGGCCGCCGAGTTTCGGCCGCACTGCTGCGTAATAGTTTACGGCAATAAAGCCGAAATCAGAGAAGATAAAAACTAATGAACACTAATCAATTAATCACATTGATTCGCCAATGGGGCGAAGACAAAAACATCACTGGCCCAAACGCCAAAGCAACAAGCTTGACGCAATACTTAAAGCTGCACGAAGAGTGCGGCGAATTGTTACAAGGCTTAATCAAGCAAGACCATGCAGAAACAATTGACGCAATCGGTGATTGTGGCGTCGTTCTCATTCTACTCGCACAGCTTGAGGGCATATCATTTGAAGAATGCCTTGAAAGTGCATACAGCGTAATTTCACAGCGCACCGGTCAAATGATCGACGGGTGCTTTGTAAAAGACAAATAAACCATAACATCAAAAAAGATATGACAATAAAAGAAGCAATCAGACAGGCGGAAGCAGACATCGAGGAAATCCTCGATTGCTTGGAAGCCGATCACAATGTGCGTGCGTATAGTATACGCATCACATCCACACGAGGCGAAGATGCCGAAGTGATGATAAACGAAGATGCAAAGGGAGGGCGATACTCATGAGCTTTGACCTTTCATCTATTAAAAAGGGCGTGCAGCATAAAGCGCCGCGCATCGTGTTGCTTGGCGTCGAAAAGATCGGCAAGTCAACATTCGCAGCCGGATCAGACAATCCTATCTTTCTACCTATTAAGGGCGAGGAAGGCGTCGATGATTTGGACGTGGCAAAGTTTCCGCGTGCTGAGACATTCGACGATGTCTTGCAAGCAGTTCGCACGTTAATCAAAGAAGATCACGAGTTTAAAACGTTTATTATTGATAGCGCATCTGCACTTGAGCCAGTCATCTGGTCCAAGCTATGCGAAGAAAGCGATTGCGAGTCGATTGAGAAAGTCGGCGGCGGATACGGCAGAGGCTATATTGAGGCGGCCAACAAATGGCGCGACTTGATGGAAGGCTTGGACCGTCTACGCAGCAAGGGCATCAGCGTCATCTTAATTGGTCATGTCAAAGTAAAGCGCTTTGACGATCCGCTTGGCGCATCGTTCGATCAATATCAATTCGATTTGCATGAGAAAGTGCATCTTGCATTGCAACGATGGGCAGACTCGATCTTGTTCGCCAATTCTGAGACTATTGTTAAGACCGAAGACGTCGGCTTTAACAAAGAGAAAAAGACTGGCAAAGATCTAACTGGCACGCGCTATTTGTTTACACAAAAGCGACCAGGGCATCCTGGCGGCGGCCGTGGCGTCTACGGGCGACTGCCCTACAAGTTACCTTTATCATGGGAAGCTTTCACAAATGCGGCATCTGAGGCCGCGCAATCAACAACTAAATAGAAAAGGAATAAATAATTATGGCAGATATAACATCACTAATGGGCGGCTTCAACGCTGACGAATACGAAGAAAAACCAGAGTTTGACAACTCTCCTTTACCAGAGGGCGATTACTACTTGGAGATCGAAGATGCCGTTGTCAAAGAGACAGCGAACAAGAAAGGCACTGGCTGCAACATCACATTTTCCGTCTTGGGTAATGTGCATGATAAGTCGCAAAAGGGTCGCAAATTGTTTTCATGGTATACACTAATGCATGAAAACGAAATGGCACAGTCAATCGGTCAGCGCGAGTTTCACGCGTTGCGCTTGGCAGTTGGCAAAGCAACTGCATCTGACTCTGACGAGTTGATCGGGTGCAATCTAGTTGCGACAGTTGGACTTGATAAGAAAGATCCGACACGCAATCAGATCAAGCGTTGCAAGGCGCTGGATGGATACGAAGCGCCATCCGAAAAGCCTGCTGCCGCACCAGCTCTGGCAGCACCTGCAACTAAAAAAGCCAACCCTTGGGACTAATGGCAAGCGAAGCACAGCAAAAAGCCGCGAAGCCAGATGCACATCAAGCGAAGGTTGATGATCAGCAACTGAAGGCGGCCGAGCGTTATTCGCCAAGAGCAGCAGCGCGATGCTGGACGCCACAAGAGGCGCGAGCATTTGCCGCTTGGGATGAATAAATAACAACTAACAGCGACGCCGGGCGCTATATCCCGGCACTTTTTTATTATGATTTATATTACTATATTACTATTTGCCGCGTTGCTTGTCATTTGCCACAAAAACAACGTTAAACGATACAACGCCAAAAAATAATGCTGACGCCGCGACCATATCAAAGAGAAGCCATTGACTCCGTCAATGCCGCGCTGCGCGAGCGTGATGACAATCCTGCTATCGTGTTGCCAACTGGCGCTGGCAAGTCGCTTGTCATGGCTCTACTTGTCGAGCAGTGGATATCAGTCTGCCCAGACTTTCGCATCATGATCTTGGCGCATCGCAAAGAGCTAGTCGAGCAGAACGCTGCCGAGCTTGCAGGTCTAAATGCTAGTCTTTCTATTGGCGTGTATGCCGCATCGCTTAGGCAGCGCGATACACGCAAGCAAATCACGTTTGCGTCAATTGATAGCGTGGCAAAGCGAGCAGATGACTTTCCTGCGCAAAATGTGCTGCTAATCGACGAAGCGCATCGCATTCCGGTAAGAGGCGAGGGAAAATATCGAAAATTCATTGACGCAATGACAGCGCGCAATCCAGATCTGCGCGTTGTCGGATTGACGGCAACACCATACCGCATGGGAACTGGTGCAATTTGCCACCGTGATCATATATTGAATCATGTATGCTATGAGGCAAACGTCGGCGATCTCATCCGCGACGGCTACTTGTCACAGATCCGGACCATTGAAGGCGAGCATTCGACACTAGATCTTGAGGGTGTTAAAAAGACGGCGGGCGAATTTAATCTTAAAGACTTGGCGCTGCGCGTTGATAAAGATGAGGTCGTGTCTGAAGCAGTCAAAGATATGACGGCCAAAGTGCGCAGCGAGTCTCGCAAATCTATTATTGTTTTCTGCATCGACATTGAGCATTGCGAACATGTTAGGACCGAGCTGCGCAAATACGGCGTCGATGCCGGCATTGTTACTGGATCGACCACATGGAAAGAGCGCGAGCGATTGGTCGAAGAGTTTAAAGCTGGGCGCATACAATATTTACTATCAGTAAACGTCTTTTTTGAGGGCTTCAATGCAAAGCGCGTTGATTGCGTTGTCATGTTGCGGCCGACTCAATCCAAGGGCTTGTGGGTGCAGGCAATTGGGCGAGGGTTGCGTTTGCATGAAGACAAGCAAGACTGCCTGGTGCTTGATTATGGCGACAATATTATGAAGCACGGACCGATTGACATTGACGAAGGCGAGCAAGTAAAGCTGGCCAAGTGCGGCCAATGTGAAAACGTCTTTTCGCGTGCAGTCAAAAAATGTCCATCTTGCGGGTGGGAAATCCCACCAATGCAGCGTGAAATATTTGAGGCCGAAGACGAGCGCGAGCGACAGATGCACGCAGCAAAGGCGCATGCCGGAATGCTATTGGCAAAGCCGCGATGGATGCCAGTCAATGGCGTATCGTTGCGATTGCATCGCAAGGCAGGCAAACCAGACAGCGTGCGAGTCGAATACATGTGCGGCATGACAGTCATTAAGGAATGGCTATTGCTTGACCATGGCAGCTATGGCATTAGCAAGGCTCGCAAATGGCTTTCTGATCGAGGGCTGCCAATGTATGGATCAAGCGCCGACATGTTGGAGCATTGCACTGGCGCGATGATTGCCGACGTGGTCAAGTCATTGCTTGTCCGATATGAAGGCAAGTATCTGCGCATTGCCGCGACGGATATTGTGACGCCAGACGGCAACTCAAAATTAATTTAACCTTTTTTCTAAATGTATTGACAAGGGCAATTCAAACTGCCTTTGTTGGATCTATCGAAGGCACGACGCCGCCGAAATCAATTAAATTAACAGAAAGATACAATGTGGATAATACCAAAACAATTACACACCTCAGCCTCTGCTCTGGATACGAAGGCATTGGGCTTGGACTCCGAAGAGTTCTCCCAAATCTGCGAGAGATCGCTTACGTGGAGAGGGAAGGATTCCCTGTCGCGAACTTGGTTGCAAAGATGGAAGCGGGAGAACTGGATGCGGCACCTGTGTTCACGGATGTTAAAACCTTCCCTTACGGGGAGTTTCGTGGATGCGTGGACATCCTCTCTGGCGGATTCCCGTGTCAGCCATTCTCAGCTGCTGGAAAGCGTCAAGCAACTGAAGACCCAAGACACCTCTTCCCATACATCCGAGACGGAATCCGGGACTGCCAACCTCGAATTGTTTTCCTCGAAAACGTTGAAGGAATCATCTCAGCCAAGACAGCAGACGGGGAGTCAGTTCTCCAGTATGTCCTCCGAGAGCTGGAAGGCTTGGGTTACCGAGCAACGGCAGGAGTATTCTCAGCGGCTGAAGTCGGCGCGCCTCACCAGAGAAAGCGAGTCTTCATCCTTGGCTTGGCCAACAGCGAGCGTGGCGGGTTGCGTGGAGGGTGGAGTAGTAAGCAATGTGGAGATGACCTTAACGGGCTTCAAGGCAACAAGAGAGAGCGGGACAAGCTACGGAGCGAAGCTGCGGGATGCGGTCGAGACTTACGAGAAGAAGAACTGGGCAACACCTCAGACCTTCGACTCCAACAACTTAGTTCGGACTCCAGAGAAACTTGCACAGACCAGAGCGGAGAAGAACGCAGGGTGTATGAACCTAAGGGAGCAAGTTCACTATCCAGATATGGATCACAGTCGCAAGGCAGCCAAGAACTGGCCAACAGTCACAGTCGGGGAGGAGAAATACAGGATCAAGGGAAACTCACAGGCGAGCAAGTGCTTGAGCGCAATGGCTGCCAGAGGGGATCTTGGCCATCCAGACCAAGCGAACCCCAGCACGACTGGGAAGAGCCAAGGGTCGTGGTCAACGCCACAAGCAAGGGACTGGAAGGGAGCAGAAGGTCGAGCCTACAAGGGACAGACAAAGGACTTACCTGCACAGACAGAGTTACAGGGCAAGCTGAACCCGGACTGGGTCGAGCAACTAATGGGTCTTCCAGTAGGGTGGACAGACTTAGGCTCTTGGGAAATGGAGTTGTACCCGCTACGGCAGCCAAGGCATTCTTAACCTTGATACAACGATTAACCAACCAATAACAAACCAACAGGGCGCAGCATCTTACACTGCATTATTATTATGCACGAATTATATGTAGCAAATCAACTACTAGAAAAGCATCTGCCAGATGCCGAATTTGATCGCCTAGCCAAAGGCCAAAAGCTTTTGCACGATTGCAAACAAGGTAACTTTGACAAGTTGCGCGACATGGGACTTATTAAGTTTCCAAAGAAGCGCAAAGAATATACACTAACATCGCCGGAGAAAGAAAAAGAGATCCGCGAAAAGTGCGACGAGATTAATCAACTGCGCGAAGATGGCATGCTGGCCGCACAGGCTTGCAATCATGCAGGCGTGCCGTATCAAACATATGCTGACTGGTGCAGCCGATTTGACATTGAGATTCCATCACGCGAAAGAATGGTTGAAGTGAAAAGAGTAGTTGAACTAGTCAACGAAGGCAACCGGATCAGCAAGGTTGCGCAAAAGCTTCATCATTCGATCTATTCAATCAACTGCGCATTGGCTGACAAAGGCTACAAATACAACAAAAACAAAGTGGAGGTAGTGAAACTATGACAATTACATTGCCAATTCCTGCACGCAATCTTGCGCCAAATGTGCGCACGCATTGGGCGCTTAAAGCTAGATATACCAAAGCGGCGCGGCGTCTTGCTAAGTTTGAAACATGGCAGCAGGTCGGGATGATTAAGATCAAAGCATATCGGCTCGACTTTTACTGGCCGACAAAGCGACGCCGTGATAAGGATAACGCCACGGCCATGTGCAAGGCATACCTAGATGGCGTCGCCGATTGCACCGGGCAAGATGATTCCGAATGGGATTTTGACGGCGTGCGCTTTGAGATTGACCGCGAAAACCCTCGGCTGGAGATTGTGTTTAAATAATGTTTTATACTCACAAAGTAATAAATCACACCGGGGCAACTTGCTTCCGGGGAACTCTCACAATGTGCGCCAAATGGATAGCACGGACTAAAAACACAAAACACTACGGAATAAAAAAACTATGAATGCAAAAAATTATAATGAATTTATTGATACGAAGCGAAAGCACTCGGCCAATTATGGATTTGATCCATTGCCGATTATTGCTCCGCTATTTGAATGGCAATCGCACGTATTGCGATGGGCAGTTCATAAGGGCCGAGCGGCACTATTTGAGGATTGCGGATTAGGTAAAACTGCGCAGCAACTTGAATGGGCGTCGCAAGTATTCCGCAAGACAGGCGGCAGCGTGTTGATTCTTGCGCCGCTTGCAGTTGGCGAACAGACACGACTTGAGGGTGTAAAGTTTGGCATTCAAGCAAGCGTCGTTTCTGATCATTCAGAGATTTGCGGGCCTGGCATATACATCACCAACTATGAAAAGCTGGATCATTTTGAGTGTGGCGACTTTGCTGGAGTGGTCCTGGATGAAAGCTCAATACTAAAGAGTTTTACTGGCAAGACTCGCAAATCATTGACAGAAGCATTTAAGAATACGCCATATCGTTTATGCTGCACAGCGACGCCATCGCCTAATGATTATACTGAATTAGGGCAGCATGCTGACTTTCTCGGCATTTGCACGCCGGCGCAAATGCTTTGCACATATTTCATCAATGACACGTTCAACACTGGCGACTGGCGACTAAAGAAACACGCCGAGGATGAGTTCTGGAAATGGCTCGCGTCGTGGGCCGCGTGCATTTCAATGCCTTCTGATTTAGGCTTTGATGACTCCGGATATATATTGCCGAAGTTGAACATGACCGACATTACCGTCGAAGTCGATCAAAGCAAAGAAACTGGCGACGACCTTTTCAGAATCGCAACGTTAAGCGCAACGACGATGCATAAAGAAATGCGACTCACTGCGCCAGCTCGCTGCGATGCAGTTGCTGATATGGTCAATAACTCATCAGAGACATGGATTGTATGGTGCAATACTAATTTGGAAGCCGACGAACTAAAAGCACGCATACCGGACGCCGTAGAGGTGCGCGGGAGCGATAAGCCAAGCGTAAAGCGCAAACGCCTTGCCGACTTCTCAAATGGTGACGCTCGCGTCATTATCACAAAGCCAAGCATCGCCGGATTCGGCCTGAACTGGCAACACTGCAACAACGTCGCATTCGTAGGACTCAGTTACTCATTTGAGGACTTCTACCAAGCTTTGCGTCGGTCATATCGATTCGGACAAACTAAAGAAGTAAACGCATTTGTGGTCCAAGCGGAAACCGAGGGCGCAATTATTAAATCTATACAACGTAAAATTAAACAGCATGAAACAATGCAATTATCTATGAAAAAAGCAGCATCAGAATTAAAGACAAGTGAATCAGAAACAATCGACGCAAAGATCGACGTAACAACTCACAATGGCGACGGATGGACGGTGCATCATGGTGATTGCGTCCGAGTGGCACGTGAAAAGATTGCAGACCACTCAGTCGGATTTTCTATCTTTTCGCCGCCATTCGCTGACTTGTTCACATATTCGGCAGATCCGCAGGATATGGGAAACTGCGAAGACATGGAAGAATTCATGAAGCATTTTGATTACTTAATTGAGGAAATGAAACGCATCATGATTCCGGGGCGTGAGGTTGCAGTGCATTGCGTCGATCTGCTTTCAACAAAATGGAAGCATGGAAGCATTCAATTGCAGGACTTTTCTGGAGAGATCATTCGCGCATTTTGGAAGCATGGCTTTCTATTTCATTCGCGCATTACTATTTGGAAATCTCCAGTGACTGAAATGCAACGGACCAAAGCGCACGGATTGCTTTATAAAACATTGAAAAAAGATAGTTCATCAAGTCGAGTTGGCGTGCCAGACTACTTGCTTGTTTTTCGTGCGCCGGGCGAAAGCGCAGTGCCGGTCACTAAGTCGCCGGAAGATTATAGCGTTGATTGGTGGCAGGAAGTAGCATCGCCGGTATGGATGACCGTCGATCAAGGGCGCGTGCTGAATAAGGAAGGCGCTCGCGACAATGCCGACGAAAAGCATATATGTCCACTTCAACTCGACGTTATCGAGCGCGGCATTGAGCTATGGAGCAATCCAGGCGATCTTGTTTATTCACCGTTCACTGGCATTGGATCAGAAGGCTATGGCGCGTTGTCATTAGGGCGTGAGTTCGTTGGCAGTGAGCTGAAGAAGTCATACGCCGATCAAGCTTGTGGCAATCTTAAAAATGTTAAAGCGCAAGGCACTCTAGCACTAGTATAATAATAATTAAATGCGGCACGTCTTAGTGCGTGCCGCTCTTTATAAATGATAAAATTTTCTACATTTAAAACGGTGCGCGACACTGCGCCAAGCGATGAGATTACTTCATTGCAGTTGATCAAATGGATCATAAGCAATGACCAGAGGCAATTGGTTGAAGAGATCCGCAGCGCACCAGACAAAGACACGCGCAGCCGATATAAGGCGGCGCTGCCAGCAGTGACAGCGTCGGGCGTCTTTTCCAAGCGGGCGGCGTCTGCTTTGATCACTCACAGCGGCATCTTGATTGCCGATCTAGATACGGATGAGAATCCGCAACTGATCGACGCAAAGCAAATGGCAACCATTCGCGAGAAACTACAATCAAGCGACAAGACGCACTTTGCCTTTGTATCTCCATCTGGCGGCCTAAAGGTCGGCGTAAAGATCGACGCAACAGACGCAGATACGCACAAGGCTGCATTTGCGACCGTGCGCGATTGGTTCGCTGATTCGCATGGCTTAGTCATCGACAAGGCATGCAGCGACGTGTCGCGGCTTTGCTTTCTATCTCATGATCCGGCGGCATATTATAATGCCAAGTCAAAGGTCATTAAGACCGAGGCGGCCAAGTCGCAAGCATTGCCATTTTGGGCAGTCAAGCCGTCAAAGGTTGCTAGTGATGGCACATCGCCAGGTGATCAATTCAATGAGAAAGCAGACGTTGCTGGATTGCTTCAATCGCAAGGATGGACTACGCGCAATGGCAAGCACTGGACGCGGCCGGGCAAGTCTGGCGGCATCAGTGGCACGTTCGGCGTAGTCGGTGATCGTAAATTCTACTGCTGGACGTCGTCGGCCGCAACGCTTGAAGCTAATGAGTCTTATTCGCCGTTTGCATTGTTTGCTATGTTTCACCATGGCGGCGACTTTAAAGCGGCGGCTACGGCGCTTGCTGCGGAAGGCTACGGCGAGCAATCAATCGAACAATTGCCTGCTGACGTAGTCGCGACCATTGACCAACTTGTAAGTAATGCGCTGCAAAAAGAGGCCGACTCATGGTTGCCGCCAATTACCGAGGCAGAAGAAGCGAAGAAAGAAATTGAGCAGTCGGCGAAATCCACTGGCAGTGACTTTCTCAGCAATCTGCGCAAGCTGGTCGCATCGACTGATGAAAATATCGAGGCAATGAAAAAGCGGGCGCAAGATGCTGTCTTTATTTTGCCAGAAATTGCGATGCTTGGCGATTGCACGATACTCAATGCTGGCCCGAATACTGGTAAAACATTGATGACGCTTTGGATGCTATGCAACCGAGACATGGAGAAGACGAAGCATTTAGACATCTTCTACATTAACGCGGATGATAGTTTCAACGGCGGCATTGAAAAGATGGAGATTACCCGGCACATGGGCATTCATCACTTGATACCGAATCAGAACGGATTTGATCCAGCAGACTTATCCAAGATTATTAAGGCTGCAATCAAAGAAGATGCATGCGGCAATATGGTGATTGTGCTTGATACACTCAAAAAATTTGTCAGTACGATGGATAAGAATGACGCGCGAGTTTTTAACATTATGGTGCGCAGCTTTACTCAAGCCGGAGGCACATTGATTGCATTAGCGCATACCAATAAAAACAAAGACGCCGACGGTAAAAGCATTGCAGAGGGCGTCGGCGACTTCCAAAGCGACTTTGACTGCGCATATACAATCGACAAAGCGCCAGTCATTACAGAAGGATCAGACCGCACAATTGTCTTTGAAAATACAAAGCTTCGCGGACCGAATAGCATGAAAGTGACGTTTCAATATGACGCGGGCGAAAAGCGCAGTTGGCATCGGCGCTTTCAAAGCGTCAAGCAAGTCGGCGCGGAAGAAGCAAGGGCGGCCGAGGAAAAGGCAGCCAAGGAGGCGCAGCTCGATAAAGATCAATCAGTAATTGAGTATATATTGAGCGAGCTTGAGGACGGACCGAAGACACATAGCGGATTAATTCGCGACAATCTCGGCGATCCGTCTACTGGATCATGCAACGTTCGCACAAAAGTAATTGAGCGATATACAGGGAAATATTGGGGCAAGTCTAAAAGCCAAAACGGTGGATGGACCTTTCACAAGCAATCTAAAAACCAAGTCGGCAACCTTGTCAGATTTGGACTATAACCAAAAATAAATATGGAGAATACAAAACTAACAAGCAAGCAGCAGCAAATATTAGACTGCTACATGGAGATCGGGTCAAAGCGAGGCGTGGCAAAGGAAATGGGAATCAGTGATAAATATGTGCGCGTTGCTTTAAAAGCATGCGAAAGCAAAGGCCAAGCGCCATGGTTAACTCCGGCAGTCATGCCAGAGCATCTAAAGATGGTAAAGACGACCGTGCAATATGACGCCAAGGGCAAGCCAATCCAAGAATGGAAGCGACTTGTGCCAGGCGCTGAAGATATGGAGGCATTCGTCGATTCACTATGCCAGCGCGTAAAGGGCAAGGCAGTTGTCAAAGTAAAGCGTGCGACAAAGTCTGACAATCAAGACGTATTGGCCGAGATATCGGTCTTTGATTCTCATATTGGCATGTATGCAACAAAGGCAGAAACCAATGATTCAGATTATGATTGCGACATTGCTGCAAAGCGTATGGTTGACACTGCGCAAGCATTGGCGGGGCGATTCAATAAGCCGGGGCGCATCGTTGTTACATTTGGCGGCGATATTATGCACAGCGACAGCCGAAACAATCAGACCGAGAAGAGCGGGAATGTGCTAGATGTTGACTCGCGCTTTCATCGGGTGGTAGATTATGCGGTGAAAGCATGCTATGACGTGGTCCAGATTGCCGCGCAAGTTGCGCCTAAAGTCGATGTTGTCATCGTTGAAGGAAACCACGACTGGCATTCATGCGTCTGGCTTACTCGCGTCTTGTCGGCGTTCTATGCTAACTGCAAGAATGTCAATGTCATCGAGCAATCATCTAGCCGCAAAGTAATTACGCACGGCAAGAATTTGCTGGTGTGGACGCACGGCGACGGTGCTGCGATGGCGCAATGGCCGCAAATCATCGCGGCCGAGTTTGCCGAGAAGTGGGGGCAGACCAAATTTAGGCATCTAAAGATGGGCCACATCCACCACAAAAAGAAAAATCAGCCAATGCGCGTAATCTCAGAAACCAATAATGGGTGGGAAGAGCATCGCGGGCTGCTGGTTGAATATTTACCGGCGCTATGCTCCACCGATGCATGGCACGCTGAAAAAGGATTTATCGGATCAATGAAGGGTGCAACTGGATTTGAATACCACAAGCAGCACGGACTAATCACAAGATATTACCAACACGTATAAAATATGAAGAATAAAGCACATATAATAGGACTAGTCGGCCCGAAGGGCGTCGGCAAAACTACATTCGCACAAGATATTGCCAAGCAATTGGACGACAGCTTGCATGTCGAGATACTAAGCTTTGCCGATCCGATCCGGGCGATGGCCGAAGCAATGGGCGTTGATACTCAAGCAATGACCGAACAAAAGCTAAAGCATGAGCCAATCTGCGGCTTAGGTGTGACGCCAAGGCAACTATTGCAAACGCTCGGCACGCAATGGGGGCGCAAGTATATCAATAAAGATGTATGGCTATGGGCGATGCAGCGACATATTGAGCGCGTGACAAGCGACGATAAGCCGACCATTATCTTGATTGATGATTGCCGCTTTGAAAACGAAGCGCGGATGATTCTACATGATGGCGGCATGCTGTTTGAAATCAATCGTGGAGATATTAAATACACATGCGAGCATGAAAGCGAAATGCCAATGCCTTCTGGCGTGCAGACGGCGATGCATAAAGCGCATATATCGCCAGCAAATTATGATCTGCTGCTGCACAACACGTTATATCTGATCAAATACAAGTTTAAGTTATAACATGACGGCGCTTCCCGAAAGGGATAACATGACGGCGCTTCCCGAAAGGGTTGCGCTTTTTTATTTAAATAATGTATTGACAAGGGTGGTTGGGTTGCTACTTTGGGCATTGTTATGAAATCAATACTATCAATCATCCTATTGTGCGCGATCAGTTGCGCAAACGCTGCCAGTGACGCGGAAATCGTTGCTGCGACTATTATACTTGAAGCTGGCGGCGAGTATTCGCCTGGCGCTATGGAGGCCGTTAACGAAGTGATCCAAAATCGAGCCATCAAGCGCCGCATGACTCCGGCTCAAGTCTGTTATCAACGCATGCAATTCTCATGTTGGAATAACATTGACAAGCGGCCCGCGTTGCTTGCCAAGGCGCAACGCCATCCGCGATATGCTAAGGCGCTTGACATTGCACTGTCTGCGCCAACTAACTACACCAGCGGCGCTGATCACTATCATGCCGATTATTGCCGGCCATATTGGGCAAAGCACATGACATTGACTGTCACTATTGGCCGCCATATCTTTTACAAATAAACAAACTCACATAAACCCACGCACTCAAAGTTAAACAAGGGTTGATTTCGGGGGCGGGCAACTAAGCACTATGAAAACAATACCAATAAAAGTAAGCATCAAGTCAGCTAATCTTGACTGGAATCCAATCTTCAATAGCGTCCAAGTGGGCGTCGATGATGAAGCCTCTGGTTCTTTCCTAATCATATACGGAAACGACTCTCAAAACGACAGTGCTAAAATCTCCCTCGACTGGGACGAATGGGACGACCTTGTAAAAGTTGTTCGTAAGTATC